CAGTGAATTTCAAAGGTTTGTAGAGCAGAATATTCAGTATTATCTCGGTAATCAAACTGATGTAAAGCAGATTTTGGGTGAAGAAAGTAAGGCAGTTGAAAATCGTATTTGGATGGCGATTGAAACAATCATTCCGATTGTCACTGCGCGTATTCCCGATACAGTAGTTAAGAGCCTCGATGAGGATGAACAGTCACAAATTGACGCGCAGCAACTTCAAGACACCTTAAACTACGAATGGGACCGCGTAGCTATTCAGCAGATTGCCGAGCGTTGGACGCGCGACATGCTACTCAAGCGCATGGGTATTTATAAGATTTGTTGGAATTACGACACTGATGACGTTGACGTAAAACTCATTGAACCGAAACGGCTACGTATTCCAAAGTTTGGCAAAGATGTGAAATCGCTTGCTTTCACTATCGAGGACTTAGAAATGACCTATGGTTCTGTTTCAGATTTCTTTGGCGAAAAGATAGCCAATGAATTAGTGCAGTCGGCGCCAAAACAAAGTGACAACAAGGTTCGCAAGGCTACGTTCTCAATTAAGGAAGTTTGGACTAATGAGTACGTGTGCTGGGCAACTGATTCAAAGATTTTAAAGAAGCAGGAGAACCCGTATTACAACTTCAAAAACAAGAAGAAGAACTTTTTTGATTCTCCGCGCAAGCCCTATGTCATCAAGTCACTCTTTGAAACCGACGAATCGCTTATTGGTTCCACTGATTACGTGCAGCAAGTGCTGCGAATGCAAGATAACCTCAATACCCGTAAGCGTCAGATTGAAAACATCACGGGTAAGGTGGCTAACCCTACACTCCTCATTGACTCTGACGTAATGAGTGAAGAAGAGGCGGGTAAAATTACTAACGAAGAGGGTGCAATCATCTACGGTAAGGACGCAGCCAGTGAAGGTAGGATTCGTTTTATCACTCCTGGACAGGTTCCCCAGTATCTTTTCCAAGACCTTGAGTTTACCCGTAAAGAATTTGACAACATTGTTGGGCTCCATGCCTCTAGCCGTGGCGAACGCGAGGGACGTGAGACACTTGGTGGTCGCCAGCTCCTTAAAGAGGCAGACTTGGGACGTATTGACCTAGTTGGTCGTCAGGTAGAACGGGCGCTTGATGAAATTGCGGAACAATGGACTCAACTTATTAAGCTTTTCTGGACTGAAGAGCGCACTATTTCTGTACTTGGACCAGAAGGAATCCGTTTTGTTAAGAATTTTTCTGGCGCAAAGATTGGCAACGTGAAACCAATGGTCAAGCAAGGCTCAACCATCAAAGAAGACGAATACTCAATCAAGCAACAGGCGATAATACTCTGGCAGAACAAGGCTATTGGTATTCAGACTCTCTACAAAATGCTTCGTATCCCGAATATTGACCAGGCCATACAAGACTGGAAGGTAACGCAGGGTGGAGGCGCGACCCCACCGGTCGAACAACCAATTCAATAGATAATTTAAACAATGGGATTACAGAATTTAATCGGTGCCTTAAAAGCAAAGAATCAAGCAGGGCAAGTTAAGAAACGTATCTATACTACGTTTAAAAATAAGATGACGAGTCCAGGTATTGCTGGTGAGAAAAACTATAACATTGAGCAACGTACTCTGAAATCTTATGCTAATAATATGGACGCTCAAGGGGCTTCCAATTACGCAAAAGGACAACGTGCGAAACTGAGTTCTCAAATAAAGAAAGCGAAAAGTTACTAGGTTTGTGGTATAATAATATTAATTAAGTGTTCGCGGCCCTAACCGCGTAAAAATAAGGGAACATTTATGGCAGATGAAATTGTTGATGAGAAGATTGAAGAAGGTAATTCCGAAGTCCCGAAGACAGAGGAGAATACCGAAGACAAACCAGTTCCGTATCATCGTTTTAAGGAGGTTAATGACCAACTTAAAGAACTACGTGAAATGGTTAAGCCGAAAGATAATTCTGCGAAGACACCTGAGCAAGAAAAAGAGGAAAAGGCTAAAGAGTACCTCAAAAACTTGCACAAAGAAGTATTAGCCGAGGAGCAGAAAGCCAAACAAATCCAAGAGGAAAAAGAACTCAAGGATTTTAAGGAACAACTTTCTGAAGTCCTGAGTGTTAACACTAATGTAAAACGGGCTGAGTTTGAAAAATTCCTTGAGACTGACGGTGACGATTATTCGTCCATTGCATCTGCAATGAAAGCCTTCAAGAGATTTAATGAAATTGAGACCAAGGGTAAGGAAAAGGGCAAAGAAGAAATGAAGGGTAAGCCTAAGATGCCAAGCCACGAAGGTCCTCAAGCCGAAGCTCCCGTTGAAGACAAAACAAAATCTATCAGGCAAATTGCGGAAGAAGCTATCGGTTCATTAGAAAAATAATAACTACTGATAACTTATGATTGCAGTTTCTTCCTTTGTCAGTAACGTTACCGACACTCGGCTTATCCCGAAGGTCATAGACAACATCTATTCTGGTAACGTTTTGACTATGTTGCTGATGAAAAATCAGCGCACCTGGAGGGGTGGCAACCAAATCTCAGCCCCGACCTATCTTAGTGCTGTGACCACGGTTGGCTCGTACTCTGGATTCGACACGTTTAACACCACGCAGGAAACCAAGACTGTTAAGTACGCCTTTGACCCAAGTCAGGTCTATGCGTCTGTACAGATTTCTGGTATTCAGCGTGCAGTTAATGCTTCTGGCGACGCCGGTGTCATTGACCTCATTGCTTCTGAACTTGAAATCACCACCGAAGCTCTGAAACAGGAGCTTGGTACGGAAGTGTATGGTGACGGTACTGGTAACAGCAACAAGGACTTCCTTGGTTTGCAAGCCGCTGTTGATGACTCGACGAGCGTTACTACCTATGGTGGTATCTCTCGCGCGACCTACACCAACTGGCGTGCTACTCGTACTGCTCAGTCTGGTTCGCTCTCAATTGCTAACCTCGCCGCTGATTTTGATGCAGCTCAGGTTGGTAACAAGGTACCGAACTTGATTGTCACGACTCCAGCAGTATTCACTATCTACGAGGCTCTTCTTACCCCGACGGTCAGCCACCAGTTCAGCATGAATGACTTCCGCATGACCGCCGATGGTATGGCGCGTGTAGGTGGTACTCTCGCTGCTAACCAGGGCTTTCGCGCTCTTACGTTCCGTGGCGTTCCAGTTGTCGCCGATGAAAAGTGTACGACCGGCAACATCTACACGTTGAATCTTGAAAATCTCTACTGGTACACGATTCCGCAGCCAGGTCGCCAGCAGAAGAACGGATTCTCGTGGACAGGCTTTAAAGAGCCAGTAAACCAGGATGCAATCGCTGGTCAGCTCTTGCTCTACGGGCAGATGATTACCGATTCTCCACGTCTCCACGCTCGTCGCACCGGCGTAACCTCTTAGTCCTGGGTTATAAACATAATAAATAAAATATTATGCCATTTAAAAACCCAGCATTATTCGACCAAGAGTCTCCAGTTAAAGGATTCACCGTTACCACCGTACTAGCGGGTGCCGCACCGGCGACCGCTGCTAACTATGGTAGCTTCTGGGTCGCTCCAGCTAAGTGTGTAGTTGATTCAATCACCTACTCATGGAGCACTAACTCTTCTTCTGGAACTGTTGAAGTTGAAAAGGTTCCGTCAGCGACAGCGCAAGGCTCTGGTACTAACCTTCAAAGTGCAACCGTCAGTACCGCTTCCGGAGCAAACACTAATTCAGCAGCTACGCTTTCAACCACAGCGGCAACGCTAGAGTTGGCGGCTGGTGATAGGTTGGCTCTTGAAGACGGTGGTACGCTCACGTCACTCACTGACCTAGTTTGTACCGTTGGCTTGCATTGGATTCCTTAGTAAAAATTAATTGTCTTAGTCCTATGAGGATAAAACCTCTTAAAGTTCTAAGATAAAACAACAATATGTTAGGTGGACTTCCAGTTATCTACGGGATTAACCCGTTTACCACAGAGACCACTCCTTCGCATCAGCTCGGTGCTATGGGTGTTACTCCAGATGGTCGCAAGTTTCGTTACGCTAAAGTAGGTTCTGGTGCGGCTTTGGTCGCAGGAGATTTGATACAGTCTCCGGCTGAAGTTACTGGCAACCAGAGCAGGATTGTAGCCGCAGCCGCAATTGGTGCGACTTCAATTACTACCACTGACACTGTTACTACGACTGCTGACCAGTTCGTTAATGGCTATATCATCGTTACCGGTGAAGCCTCTACGGGTACAGGACACGCATACAGAATTAAATCTCACGATGTTGTTTCTGGTGCTGTATGTACGTTCCAGCTCTATGACCCGATTAAAGTAGCTCTTACTTCTTCGACTCAGGTAGACATTGTTGCGAATCCTTTCAACGGTGTTATCGACTGGCCAGCTTCTCAGACAGGTACGCCAGTTGGTACTGCTTTCGTAGCAGCTCCAGCTTCTTCGTACACCTGGCTTCAGACAGGTGGTCTCGCACCAGTTCTTACTACTGGAACAGTAGCAGTAGGAACTTTGGTTCAGGCTGCGACGGGTACAGCAGGTGCAGTTGAAGCATCGACGAACCTTCTGCCAACCGTTGGTTACGCTGCAACTGGTGTAGCTACGGGTGAAGTAGGTGCTATATTCTTGACGATTGATTAGTAAACAATAACTAAGGGACGGGAGAAGGTAACTTCCGCTTACCTGCCATATGGCAGAGTCGCAAAGACCGTAAGCCCCGTTCCTAAAATAATGAACCCAGAAATTGACGTTACTAAGTTCGTAAACATTGACGACAAACCATTTGATGTATATATCGGTGGTAAACTTGCTCGACACTTTGAACCTGGAGAAATACAGACGACAGTTGTATATGTTGCTCAGGTTGGTGCAAAGCATTTAGTGGATAGGATTTTGCAGGTTAAACACGGCATTCGAGATACTCTCAAAGACACACCTCTTCGTCAGAGTTTGTTTGCTCAGATTCTTCCTGAACTTGCTATAGAGCGAAATATAAAACCTCTTACGCCGGACCAGGAAAAAGCTCAAGTGAAAGAGATGCTTGCTAAACAAGTGGAGCTTGAGAAGCAGTTAAAACAAAAAGATGATGAACGTGAGAATAAAGATAAACAGCGCGATGCTGTAATTGAAGCTCTGCAAAAAGAGATTGCTGAACTGAAGAATAAACCGGCAGCAAAGAAAGGTGGCAGACCGCCAAAGGTCGTTGCTCCGCCGGAACCAACCCAATAATAAAAACCTATGTACGGACACGAAATTGCAAGCCGGTTCCAACAGAACGCAATCTTATGTACCGCGACAGGGTGGACGAAGCTAGAGGGTACTACCGCTCTAGCCAATCGCATTGGTACGGAACTATATAACAAAGGGCAAGCGGCAACTGCCAAGTTATATCTTACGTATACATATCCAGATGCAACTGGTGCAGTATCTACACCGACTATTTCGGTGAAGTATTGTAAAGCAATTGAGACAGGTTCGTACCACTTTGAGCCAAATGGTACTGGGATGACATTGTGGGGTCGAACTCACGCGGCAAGCGCCCGTGTTATAGTAACTGAATACGGAAACTAATATGAGTAATTATTTTCACGTTGATACAGCCTTAACATGGACTTCAACGTCGAGTTCAACCTCGTCAAGCACCAGTACGTCAACGTCTACTTCTACTTCTAGTTCTACTAGTACTTCTACTAGCACTTCAAGTAGTTCATCATCATCGTCGTCTTCAACCACCACCATGGCCTAGTATGTCCAGCGTATTTTGGGACAAGGTATGGAGTAGAAAATACGAACGTTACAACGGTCATCACAGAGCAATCTGGGAGGCCGTTGTTCCGTTTTTAAAAGGGCGAGTGGTTGATTTAGGCTGTGGTCCAGCAGTTATCTACGAAGGGACAGACGTAGATTTCCTTGGCGTAGACAGTTCCCAGGAGGCGATTAATCAAGCGATGATACGACACCCTGGTAAACAGTTTGTGGTCGGCGATGCTACCGATACAAGATTGCTGGAGCATAGTTTCGACACTGTGGTCATGCTTGGACTGCTTGATTACTTCGAGAATTGGGACGATGTACTTAAGGAGGCCCGTAGATTAGTTAAACCTGGAGGGAAGATTGTTGGCACTTTATTACACAAATTTAATGGCCATGATTGGTCAAAATACCCGCACATCACGGGTAACTGGCATCTGGTAGTTTGGTAAAATGGGATTCAAAAAAGGACATAAGATAAATCTTGGTAGAAAACATTCCTATGAACATAATAGGAAAATCGGTCTTTCTCAAATTGGCAGACCCCCTACTAAAGGTCGCGCTGGGATTCCTCATACCGAAGAAACTAAGAGAAAGATAGCGCTGAAACATATTGGTCTGATTCCTTGGAATAAAGGAATGAAGACTTCTTATTCCGACACTGCTCTTAGAAGTTGCGAAGAATATAAGGAATGGCGGCTAAGGATTCAAAAGCGGGACGATTACGTATGTCAAATTTGTTTCGTTAGAGGTGGAGTACTCCAGGTTGACCATATTAAACCTTGGGCGAAATTTCCAGAGTTAAGACTTGAATTAACCAACGGTCGTACTCTTTGTGTCTCATGTCATAGAAAAACGGATACTTATGGAAAAAGAAAAATTTATGTTGAATAATATTGCACTTGTTGGTTACGGTTACGTCGGTAAATCTATGGAACGGATGTTTAACGAACATCCTGATTACAAGGTAGTTCCTTATTCACGCCACATTGGTACGAAGGAAGAGGTAAACAAATGTGACCTGGCTATCGTTTGCGTTCCAACTCCTAAATCCGCTGACGGTTCTTGTGATACTTCAGCAGTCGAAGAGGTAATAAGTTGGATTGAATGTCCGCTCATTCTCATCAAGTCAGCAGTCGAACCTGGTACGACCGAGCGGTTAAAGGCAAAGTACGGCAAACGGATTGTCACGTCTCCTGAATACGCTGGTGAATCAAAGTTCTGGACACCACCACGCTACCCGAATCCCACCAATCCAATCTCCCACGGTTTCTTTATCCTTGGTGGAGATGACCAGGACTGCTCTGATGTTGCTGATATTTTGATTCCTGTTGTCGGCCCTGCTACTCGTATTCGGTTTATGACTGCTCAAGAAGCAGAGCTTGTAAAGTATTTCGAGAATACCTGGGGTGCTACCAAGGTCACTCTTGCTAATGAGTTTCGTAAGATTTGTGAAGCTGCTGGTGCTAACTGGCATCGTGTACGTGAGGGTTGGATTGATGACCCTCGTGTCGAACCAATGCACACTGCGGTGTTCAAGAATAAACGTGGATTTGGAGGTAAGTGTTTTCCAAAGGACATTTCAGCATTGGTCTTCTATGCTCGCAAGAAAGGATATGAGCCGATTATGATTTCTTCGATGATTGAATCTAATGAAAAAATGGTCCATGAATAAGGAACTATTAAAGCGGATTCAGAAGTCTGCTCGTAAGTACATGGGTATGCCGGTTGCGATTTCTGGAGGCGTTGACAGTGGACTACTAGCAGCGCTTGTAAAGCCAAGGTTTGTTGTTTCTGTTGCTAGTCCTGGCGGTGAAATATACGACGAGAGCGAATACGCAAAAATGATTTCGGAGCATCTTGGCCTCGAGCACCGCATTGTCATGCCCGACGCAACTAAGTTTGACGAACATACTGCGCTGGCTGTTAAGGCCATTGGCAGACCTATTCCCCATTTCAACATCTTTCCTTTGTATGAGATGTACCGTTCACTGGCTGCCTGGGGAGTGAAAGATGTTGTTCTTGGTGATGGACCAGATGAAACGATGTGCGGTTATGCCAGGGACCTAATACTCCGCTATTTGTATAAGGTCTATGACTTCGAGGCTTTTGAGAACTATAGGCCAATGATTGATAAGATTCTGCCGCCCTTAAACGAAGCACTAGAGAGGGTGACAGGTAAACCAGTTGCTCCTTGCCTTAATGACATTCATTCGATTGTAGCCACTGACATTGATATGATGCGACCGGATATGGACGATATGAGTAATCGTATCGCTGCTATCTTCGGTATTACGAACCACCGACCTTACCAAGATGACACCGAACTTGATAACTTTATGCGCAACCTGCCTGAAGTAGAAAAGATTCGCGGTGAGTTTGGTAAATACGCGCTTCGAGAAATCGCAGCTAAGTACCTACCAAAGGAGATTGCGTGGCGTAAGAAGAAGGTTGGCGGTCCGATTTATCCCGTGAATCAAATAAAGGGTTGGGACGCTACCGAGGGAAATTTCGGAAAAGGTAAATGGCTTCAATATCAGCAGTCAATCCTCGATGCCTAAGATAAGTATTATATTCGTTACCTGGTCAATGAACTCGGAGAGAAGTCTACTCTCTCGGTTTTCGTTGCGCTCATTGCAGAACTCTCTGAATACTCCATGCGAGATTATTGTTGTAGACAACGGAGAGTCATTAGAGGACAGCCAGTTCTACCTAAAAGAGGTGCATGAAAAGCGGATAGCCCAGTATCTCCGCTTTAACGAGAACACCCACTTTGGATATGCCCGTAATCAGGCTATAAAGCTCTGTAGCGGGGATTTTATTGCAATCGTGGACAATGACCTTGCTTACCAGAATAATTGGCTGGAGGCCTGTTTAGCGGCCATTACGGAGCATCCAGACAAGAAGCTTATAGCCTCCCCTCTTGATTATCCAACCAATGTATTGCGGGAGAAGTATAATCAGGGAGAACTACTAGTCAGGGGTAAGAAGTATAAGTTGAGTATGCGTGCAGGTTCCAACGTATTCGTTATGACTCGAAAGACTTGGGAGGAAATAGGAGAATTTCAATTACATAGAATAGCCGGTAGTTACTTTACCGACTCGCTAGTGAAGGCTGGTTACTTGACTGCGGTTACTCCTAGCCAAATGGCTACCGATATAGGGATACGCAGGGGGTATAATTTGTCAGAGGAAATCGAACCGTTCTTAACATTAACTAATGGAGATAAATTAAAACTATGAAAAAGTTCGTGCACAGTTTCGACGACCATTTAGCGCGTTATGTATTTGCGCTTACGCACTGTCCGAGGAAAGACGTGTTAGATGCAGGAGGTAGCGATGGATTTGGCGCACATTTATTAGGATATGGTGCTAACACGATTACTCTTGCTGACATAAGCCAGGGCGCTCTTAACAATGCTAAGAAATGGTTCAAGCCTTTTGCCCCTACTAATTACGTTCAATGCGATTTCGAGAAGAGCTTTCCCGAAGGCTCCTGGGACGTTATCACTGCTTTTGAGGTTATTGAACATTTGACGCCAGAGGGCGGTGATTTATTCGTTAAGAACTGTTCTGAGCATTTGAGACCAGGAGGAAAGTTAGTATTCTCAGTTCCTCATATGGTTGCTAACCACGAGCATAAAACTCTTTACAATGAAGAAAAGATTAAAGCTGTTATGACCAAGCATCTAGATTTAGTTGAATACTATGTTCAGGACAAGAAATCTATTTCAGGAAAACCTTGCTATAACAACCTGAAATGTCATGTTGGGATAGCGATAAAACGGTAGTTTTTGTGGTATAATAATTAGGATGATTAGGAAAATACCTGAAAAGGTCTGGTTTGAATTACAGCAACCCTTACTCAGATGGTTCGTAAATTCCAAAAGAGGAAAGAAGTTTTTTGATATAATCACCGACGACTATATAGACTATTTAGGTCCTAATTATTACAGGCACGATTTTAGGTTAAGACATAAGAAATATCATAAATCTCGTTTCTACGCTGGCTCTCCGTTTGCTGACGTTATTCGTGAACGATGGTATGAGTTCCAGACTATAGCCCAAGACTATTATTCTATTGGCATAAAACGCGTGCCAACATTTCCAGTTGTACCCGTACCTGGTTTTGCTTTCACTACTACGACATTTTATGCAGATAATGGTAGTACTACTATTGACGGTATCGTCCTAAGAAATGGAACATCAAGTACCTTCTTAGCAAATCAAGCGGCTTCTACTGGTACAGCCGTTGACGATACTGACCCGTGCGGCCAAGATTTAATGTACGACTATGTGGCTGCAAACAATTATAATTGTTCAAGATTTGGGCAGACTGTTGACACATCTTCTATAGGAGATTCTGATACCATAACTGCTGCTTCTAGTGGCTGGATGTGGAATGGAGTAGAAAGCGCCAACAACGCAAGTCTTTCATTTAATATTTATTCGTTTACTCCAGCCGCGAATAATAACCTTACAACCGCTGATTATGACAAAACGTTATTTGGGACGACTGCATGGGCTACTGCGATAACTCTTGCTAGTGTTATCACGGCGGGTGGCGACGTTTACACCACCTTTACTTGGAACGCAACCGGAATCGCAGCAATCTCAAAAACTGGTATTACTAAATGGAGTTGTCGTTTTACGAAAGACGTAGCAGACGGAGACGAAACAACCCGTAATTATATTGGTGGGTTCTATCTTTCGGCTAACGCAACCGCAAGTAAGCGTCCGTATCTCGAAGTAACATATACTGCGGTAACTACTACGTCTAGTTCTACCAGTACGTCTACTTCGAGTTCAACGAGTACGTCAACCAGTACTTCTTCTAGTACTTCTAGTTCAAGTTCAACAAGTACATCTTCTAGTACGTCAAGTTCCACTTCTACAAGTTCTTCCACTTCATCAAGCACTTCTACTTCTAGTACATCCTCTAGTACCTCTTCCTCAACGTCTACGTCTTCTAGCACCAGTACATCAACTAGTACTTCAAGTTCGACAAGTACTTCAAGCTCAACAAGTAGTTCCTCATCATCCTCTAGTAGTACGAGCACTAGTAGTAGTAGTTCATCAAGCACCTCTACTTCGAGCAGTACTAGTACCTCAAGTAGCAGCTCAAGCTCAACTAGTTCTACTACTACCACGCCAACCTTTCTAATACCTATATTAGATATTCAACAATATAAACCTATTGGATGGGTGACTCATTAATGTGTTTGAAAAACTATTCGGTTTCTTTTTTCAATTCGGGAATAAAATTCGTGTAGAGGCACGAACCGATGTTTCATATAGAGCAGATGGAAGCAAGTTAATCCATAGAGAGTTTTATACGTTCAGGGCGCTTCTTTCTCATTTATATGGAATTATAATCAGGGAACATTTTAGGAGCTTTAAGGAATTATCAACCCTAGATGCTTATTTTTTACAGCGTGGTGCGATTGCGTTTGATGCAGTGGTAACTTCAGATTTTCTTTCCTTCGCATATACAAATTTTAGTTTCAGCCATACGACTAGCGGTTCTAATCGTGGGCTTATAGTTTTTAGCACTACCTCCGGTAATGGCATAAGTGGTCCTACCATAACCTATAACAGTGTCGGATTAACGCTTCTGAACGCCTCTCTTGAATCAACAAATCTAGCGCTTGTCTCTGCGTATCTTATAAATCCTAGCTCTGGAAGTAATACGGTTTCCGGCAGTAGTTACCAGAGTAATTCAGCGAACCGTGCAATTGCCATTTCTTTTTCTGGCGCACATCAAACGACGATGATTGGTACTGAAGTTGAAGAAAACCATCCACTGACTGATGCTACGTCGGCATCTGGTTCGATAACTACTACAAGAAACAACTCTCTAATTGTTGATTGTATTATGAGTGATGGTGACATCTCTACTGGTAGTACTGCTACTGGTACTAATCAAACGGAACGAGCATCTGTTTCCACTGGATTCACGAGCAACGTTTCTACTCAGACAACTACTACCGCTGGTTCGTATACGACATCATGGACTTGGACCAATGCTATTCGTTGGGCGTGGAAACGCATTGAAGTCTTTGAATTTGTAGCAGCAACAACAACTTCAACTTCAACGTCTACAAGTACCAGTTCATCGACGTCTACAAGCACTAGTAGTTCGACTAGTTCCTCGACTTCTAGTAGTAGTTCGTCAAGTACTTCTTCTACGACTACTATGTATATTACGCTTACTAGTAGCTCCACAACATCTAGCTCTACATCAACTACGAGCACAACATCTAGTACCAGTACTAGTACTAGCTCAACTTCTTCGACCACTACTATTCAGCCATTTTTTGAGATTGTACGTCCAATTCTAAGAATAGTGAGATAAAAGGTCGGAGAATGTGTTATAATTAGTCTATTAATCAAAATAATAATAAATTATGTCAAGACAGTATTGGCAAGAATCACTAGCGTGGGCTACCGCTGACGGAACAGCGATAGCGGACACAACCACAGAAACAATTATTTTTCCGAACGTAACGGTTCCAGCGAACTATATGCAGGATGGGCGTGCTGTACGATTAAAAGCCTATGGGAAACTAAGTACCACCGGAACGCCAACTATCACCTTCGCTATTCGTTGGGGTGGAGTTTCGGGAACTCTTTTGGCGACATCTGAGGCTATTACTTGCGCTTCGGGCGCTGCAAACACGGCCTGGTCATTGGAGGCAGTCATTCAAACTCGTTCAAACGGTTCGGCGGGAACAGTTATTGTGATTGGCAATGTGCAAGTAAATCTTACGTCTTCTACCGCTACCGAGGGAGTATTTGGAGTTTCAGGATTCGATGCTCCAGCAGCAGTTACCGTAGACCTCACCGCAGACACAGCTCTCTCGGTCACGGCAGACTGGTCAGCAGCTTCAGCATCAAACACGCTTACAGGAATGTTATACACCATAGAGAGTCTTAACTAGAAATATGATAAAGGTTACGCGATGGACACCGGATACGTGTGAATGTGTATTAGAGTATTCGTGGGATGATTCAGTGCCAGAAGACCAGAGGGTACATACCCCAACGCAGTCTGTGTTTCGTTGTGTTCAGCACTCACAAATAATTGATGGAACACGGCATCAAGATATTGTGCTTAACGAGAATAAACTGAAAAATGCTCTTTATAAGAAGTTGGTTGATTCTTTCCCTGCTCTTACTAAAAAAGATAACGCTGGAAAAGATGCACTTGATGATAGCAAGGTCAGCCTAATCTATGACTCCGATAGAGTTCTTAGGATAAACGTGGTAGGTCTTTCTTCAAAGGAGAAAAGCGACTTTGAGTCCCTACAAGACTCCGAACATGGCGCCGGTAAAGTGAAATTGATTTAATGGCAAAGTCATTACAAACAAGTGGTATATTCAGTGGAACCGGAGGTACTACCAGCTATGAAATAGCTGGGGTTACTTATTATGGACAAGGAGCTACTACTGAGAGCAATTCCCATATTCCTTATCAAACTGCTGGTACATTAGCTAACCTAACAGCCAATCTAAAATCGAATACATGTACCGGTACTTCGACTATCAAGACTAGGAAAAATGCCAGTGATGGTGCGCAAGCTCTTTCTATCGCAGCAACAACTACTGGTATTTTCGAGGACGTAGTTAACTCGGATTCAATAGCGTCAACTGATAATGTCGCTATTCAGTATAGTGGTGGAACAGCTAATGGTTTAGCCGGATTACTTTCAACCACATTTGATGCTGGCAGCGTGACGGTAATTCACTGGGTTACAACTGTATTAACTGGTTCTTATAATACGGCATCTACGACCTATTTCATGCCCGTTGCAGGTGACGATTTATTCAATCTTGGTGGGACTACTGAGGGTCCTAATAAGATGAATTGTCCTATCGCTGGTACTCTTCAGAAAATGTATATGAAGGTGCCAGGCAATACTCACGTTGGGAATACGACTGTTAGGTCACGAGTAAATGGTGCAAATGGTGGCATCTCTGTGAGTATCACAGCCCTAACGACTGGTGTGTTTACCGACTACTCAGGTACGGATGCTCTAGTAGCAGGTGATGATATAAACTATTCTATTACTGTTGCCGCCGGAGAAAGTGGTTCATTGAGTATCTACTTTATAGCGACAGAATTCGCCACTACCGAGGAGAAATTCATTTCCCTTTCGGGAGATACTATCGGTACTGCATTTAATAATGCAACCGCGTATTGGTATATAGGCTCTGGCGCAATTGATGGTCAGACGTCTGAGGCCGTAACTATGCAGAAAATGAGAATGAACGCTCGTGCTTCAAATTTATTTTTGAATGTTTCTGCAAATACACATTCCGTTGCGGATACAGTTGCGTTCAGAGTTAATAATACAACAAGACTACTCATATCTATACCAGCTTCTACTACCGGACAATTTGAAAATACCGATTTCTTTAACATTAAAAAGAATGATTCGGTTAATTTTCAACTTATTGCGGCGAATGGTACTGGAAGTATAAAAATATTTATTGCAGCGATAACCTTTGCTGTTTTGACAGGCAGCACACCAGGAAACATGTATCGTCGAGTTTGGGTAGGAAATAATATGGGTCGTAGCGAGTCTGCAACTTAATTCAACTATGGCTGAACTCCTAACCAAAGTAGACCCAGCGTGCCTCTCTGCTAATCAGCAAGCGGGGCAGGTTGTGGTTGTGCAAGAAAATAACTTTGCGTGGAGTGATTTAGAACGTAAGCTCTTTGTCGTTGTTCGTGTACCGCTTTCAGTTGCAGATGCTAAGGCACGCTTCCTAAAAGAAGGAATACCTGATGCGGTACTCAACGCTTATGACCAAGCACTTTCACAAGCCGCGCAAAGCGTAGGGTTTTCTGCTGATGAAAGACGACTACCTCTCATACTTTCAAAGGTCAACCTTTCACAAGCTCACAAGGCCGCTATCATAAATGCCCGAAATGGACTAGACGGCCACGCTTCTCGCAAGGAGTACATCAACCCAGCGCTTATTCAGACTGAGATTAACCAAGTGGTTAGTAATCGTCAGGTGATTACCAATAACCACGTTGCGGCTAAAGCAGCCGCTCGTGCCGCAGTTGAGGCAAAGTATTTTGAGCTTACTGGTGAGCAAGCAAACCCCGAACTCAAAACTTCCCAGCTCTACGAGAATGCACAGCGCAATAATGACAAACTGGCTACTGCTTTACTCAAAGCCTCAAAGGAAGGCTACGACAGCGTTTCAAAAAAGGATGTTGAAAAGATTAACCCGCATAAGATAGTTGAACTTGACCTATGATTAGTAAAACAATCGGTTCAGCAACAGCGGGAAATAACACGGGAGGGGCAACCGCCGACTACACTTCAATCGCGTCGTGGGAAGCTGCTATCGCAAACACTGACGACGAAACAGGCACAGTCATCACGATGGTGAGTCCGACTGAAACTTCAACCGTTGCAATAAATGCTTCAAATAGTGGAGGTTATATTTATCTCTTGACTGCTGATGGTACTACGTTTATTAATGCTCCTACTTATACCGCACAAACAACTCGCGCTCGTATCCAGGCAGACGGCGGTACAAGCAACGGCGTAATTCTAGTCAATACAACTGGCGTAATTATTGAAAAGTTAGGTATTACTTCAACAACAGCAGTTTATGGTTTCTGCATCTACTCAAAACAAACCTGTACTGTAAGGCGATGTGGTTTTCGTGGGACAGGAACGTATTACGATGGTGTATATGCTGACACTAATGCTCAAACCTTAACCGTAAGCAACATTTTTGCGATACAAGACTCTGATGCTGCCGTTGTTGCAGTAGCCTCTAACATTGCTATCACTATTAATGTGTATCAATCTTCCTGCCTTATCATATCAGCTGGTGCAGCGTGGAGTTTTGGAGCAGTTCAAGATGGCACTGGCGCTGCTACTGTAAATTGCTATGGATGTATCGTTCAGGGCGGTTCGGGAGCGCAGGGTGGACAATATATTGTTACTGGCGGTGGAACTTTGGGGGGAAATTATAATGTGGCTGGTGATACATCCGCACCTGGAGCGAATAGTTTGCAATCTCAAAGTGGAGCGTTTACAAATGTGACTGCCACGACTGATGACTATTCGCTCACCTCATCAACGAATTGGGACATTGTAGACCGCACAGGTTTTCCCTCGGACACTAATACTGACATTCGAGGTATGATTCGCCCTTCAAATGGTGCGGATGCAGGAGTGTGGCAATCTGTTTATGTAAACACCGCAAGGTTTCCAAGTAAGAACAACCTAAGACCTCGTGCGTTTGCACCAGGGAACCCGCGGTAGTTATGAACTATGGGATTTTTTCAACTAAGAAGTACGGGAAGGTTAAAAGTAGACAATCCGGCTGCTGCCGGTACTACAACCACGACAACTTCTACTAGTACATCTACGTCGACTAGTTCTTCAACTTCTACCTCGACCAGTACTAGCACTAGCACTTCAACATCGACTACGACGAGTAGTACATCAACGAGTACTAGTACGTCTTCGTCAACAAGCAGTTCGACCTCAACCTCAACCAGTACCTCAACTTCTACTTCAAGCACTAGTACCTCAACCTCGACTAGCTCTTCTTCTTCAACTAGTACATCAACTAGTACCAGTACGTCTACGTCTTCTAGTACTTCTACTAGTACTTCTTCGACGACAACTGCCGAAGGACAGACGACTAGCAGCAGTAGCTCAACCTCGACATCAACTTCAAGTTCGACTTCTACATCTACCAGTACATCTACAAGCACAAGTACCTCCTCTTCGACCAGTTCTACTAGTACTTCGACGTCAACTTCAAGTAGCACTAGTACGTCAAGCAGCACATCTACTAGTACCTCAACTTCATCTTCCACTAGTAGTTCTACCAGTAGTTCGAGTAGTACATCAACGTCTACCTCTACAAGTTCGTCTACGAGTAGTTCGTCATCAAGTACCTCAACTTCTACTTCAAGTAGTACTTCCTCTTCTACTTCGAGCTCTACGAGTAGCTCAACATCAACTACGACTAGTACAACATCGTCAAGTACGAGCACCTCTAGTACGACAACGTTCTCCAGTTCCTCTACCAGTAGTTCTTCTACAACGACTGGGGTAATCATAGAGGCTACTCACCAAAAACCAATACTCGACATTCGCCCATATGTTCCTATCTTCCATACGTATCGCACGAGAAGATAAATTATGATATAATTATTACACAAACAAATGTTATTTCTGACAAGAAACTTTGAGTTAGTTAAGAACCGCGAGAAAACTTTCCTTACGGCGGCTATATCTGCAACTGCGACTACTCTTACCGTTAAGGCAGTAGATAGTAACGCTTGGGCCAATAATGACTGGGTTATTGTTGGAGAAATAGGAACGAAAAACGCGGAAATACTCCAAATAAATGGCTCTGTTTCTGATGGTACCTCTCTAACCATAGACAATGCTGGCTCCGGTGGCGCTCGTTATGCTCATTCGGTTGACGAGCCAGTATATCGCATCGATTATAATCAATACGACGTCTACCGAAATACCACTGACTCAACGAGTGGATTAACTACTTTGGTGTCTGGCAGGGAGATTCAGGTAGATGACTTATTTAGTCGTTATGAAGATGGTAGTAATTCAACCGGCTATGGATTTATTCGCTTCTATAATTCCCAGACTGGTGGTTATTCAGACTACTCAGATGGCATTCCATACACTGGTTATACTCCTCGCTCACTAGGGAGAATGATTCGTAAGGTACGTAAACTTCTTGGAGAAATCAGTTTCAAATACGTACAAGACGAGGACATCACTGATGAGATAAATGAAGGACAACGAGACATAGCTCACGAACGCCTATGGCCATTTTATGAAGACATCTTCTCTACATCAAGGATAGCCAATACCAGAGAGTATTCCATTGGTTCTGGTGTAGTTATAGGTAAGCCTCACTCAATTACTTGTGAGTCTGAACCTCTCGCCAAGGTGGATAATGCACGATATGAGCAGTTCTTCTGGGACACAGTACGCACTGGTGAACCAACGCACGTAAACGTCTGGAATAACAAGATACGCTTATATCCAGTGCCATCGGATGCCGCTTCTACTACTACCCTCAACGGAGCCATTTCTAGCGCCACCGCAACCACCATCACACTTACTGATACTTCAGCGCTCTCTCCGTCTGGCCGTATCATTGTGGACAGTGAAGTTATTTCTTACGACAACAAAAGTACTACTCAAATTCTTGGCTGCCAGCGTGGACTCGAAGGAACTACAGCAACGACTCATTTGACTGGATCCACCGTTACAGAGCGTGATATCATCTATACTGCTAATGTTGAACCTACTGAACTTGTAGACATTCAAGATGAGACAGATGTTCCTGACCCAGCGGCACTTGAGTACTACGCCGCGATGAATCTTGCCATCGGTAAACTCTCTGACCAAGTGCTCCATGACCGCATGAAACTGAAACATGCAGAAGCAGTCCAGAGCCTTAGAGATAAGTTTGGAATTAAGATTACTAGTCAGGGTTATAGGATAAAAGACAAGAATGACATTGTACGTGACACTTCTATGTATAGGAATCCTAACGATTACCCAACGTCAGTGGGTGTATAAACTATGGCTCAGTCATTAAAAGATTTCCCAGTACAAGACTTTTCTGGTGGTTTAGTAGTTAACAAGTCAGACTACGAACTTGACCGTAATCAGTGCAAGCGTCTTATTAACTACGACATTGATGAACGGGGTAGACTAAAGACTCGCCGTGGCTACCAGCAATTCGGTACTGATTTAGCTGGTGTTCTTGATTCGGCAATAGCCCTTCGTGACCCAAGTTCTTATACCGCTGGCTTATTCTGGGTATTTGATAGAGGTTCAAATTCTAATGTATATTGTCTGCTTTCTAGTTCACTAGAAAATATATTAACTACAAGTGATACTACCGCTACTGTTGGTAGTACTACTGGATTCAAAGCCGCAACATCAACAATTGAAATCGAAGGAGATATCATAACTTATACAGCTAAACCGAGTGGTACTACTTTCACAACTACGGCGAGTACGATATTAAAGCAACACAATGCTGGTTACGCAGTTAATCAATTCTCGGTGGCAACGGCAACTGGTATTGATTCAAGGTCTGGTTTATACACTTGTTCACTAGATAGTCAGTTATTTCTTTTCGGTAGGGGTGCGACAGTCAGAGTTACAAACTATGGTACTCCCGCATTTACTGGTGTAACGACTTCCGACGGCCTATTCTCCACTGTGTATAGAGATAGGATTTATGTTGCCGGTAGTGGTGGTAGCGGAACTAATGCAGCAGTTAATCGCATTTCTTGGTCTAATGCTGGTACTGGTATCACTTGGACTACTACCGACTTCTTTGATGTTGAAGACCAGAACAAAGAGATAATCACAGGTTTACGCAATTACAAAGACCGTCTTCTTATTTTTAAACAAAACTCAATCTATTACTACGACGAGGTACAGATGAAGAAATTGACAGAAGATGTTGGTGCTTACAATCATCGTGTCGTTGAAGAAATCGATGGTATCCTTTACACCTTTTGTCCATCTGGTGTATTCAAGACTACGGGTGGAGACTCAAAGAAGATATCGGAACCCATTGAAGACATATTACGTAGATTTTACCCTAAGTACGACTCACAATACTCTCGCGTAATCAATAACTGCTGCTCTGCTCAGTACGAGAAAAAGTACATACTTTATCTTGGTAATATCTTTATGCCTTCAGCAGAGAATCAAGCAGAAACACTTCGTAGTGTTGCATTGGTTTATGATACAGAAAAAGATAATTGGACTATGTACACCTACGGTACGAATGTTACGTTCACAAGTTTTCTATCCACCAAGCTTTTAGTTGCTGGTGGTAATTCATCGGATAATAGAGTTCAGGCGATGCAATCACTTTTTGGTGTATCTGATGATGGATTTGTGTATCGTATGTTTGAAGACCGTCATATTGGTTTTGACTCTGCAAGTAACGTGCGCGGTGGAGATATCGTCGCTGATAAGATTGCAAACTCTCTTGGCACTCCAATATCAACCGATGTAGAAACACCAATGTTTGACTTCGGCAATGCGAGCTGGTGGAAACGCTTTGGGTTCCTCCGTATGCTTGTCGAGCAAGGCGACTTCAATGTGTCGTATAAATTAGATAAAGGTGACTATATTACTGACCCGGTATCTCTAGGAAATTTTACTAAACCAAATAAACGAGAGCGATTCATAGACAATGAAGGATTTAGAGTAGGTCTTCGCATTACCTCTAACCAACTAGCGAATCGCGGTAAGACCAATGGATTTATCCTAGAAGACAATGAAGCAATCTCAAAGCAAGAACGAAGAAGTTAAAACTGAAAAGTTTGAGGAACTTCAGAAACCTAGCGCTAGGGTTATTAGTGATAATCTACCACGTGAGAACACGGAGGAATCAATTCCACTATTTAGGCTAATGCCACCAGCGACTCCTGTTGTCGGGCGGCCAATCAAGCTGCGCGACATATTCACTATCAGTGGAACCTTGAAGTCCGAGGGTTCAGTGGTAACGGTTGCTGGCAACGTGAGCGAAACAACACTGAAATCATTCCAGTTTTTAATTAATGAATGGTATATTGGGACAACGGTTCGTGTTCATGCTGCCGGTGTATATACAACTGATGACGCCTCATCAAATGTTGCCATTAAGCTAAAGGTAGGTTCAACCACATATCATACCGTTACTACGTCTGCCGGTACCACAACAAGTGCGCCGTGGTGTTTAGATTGGACATTTATTGTGACCGCATTGGGAGCCACCGGAACCGCTGAGTCGTATGTTTCTGCTAAGACCAACAACACAAATAAAGACTCAGGTGGAACTGCTGCTATAACCTTAGATACTACCGCACAACAGTTGCTTGCCATTACTGCCACTTGGGCTTCGGGAGACGCCGCTGACTCCATATCTATTCGTCAGTTTATAATAAAAATAGAGCGATAATGTGTTATAATAAAGTAACTCTATGCCAATAAATCCGACCTCTGTAGTTGATTTCCTTAAAAAACGCGGCTTCCAACCCGGAACTAATGAACAGTTCCCCTTATTTGATTTCCGCAAAGACATTTATTCTCGTGCTGGGTTAACTCCTGAGAAGGGCGATGAGTTCCGTGGTACTCCTACGGAGAATATGAACCTGCTTAATCTCCTAAGTAGCGCTGAACAAAAGCGAGGAATTTCAATAAATCCGAATAATATTAATGACTTCATCTCTTCTTCAAGAGCTGCTGGCACAATGGCTCCTAATGGCTCCGTAATAGCCCCTGAGCCTGGTTCTGCGCCATCGGCTACTGGTTTAGTAGGTAGTGCCTATAGTCAACCGAACCAGCTCACGCCAGAGCAAATTGCTAGTCAGGCGTATGATGAGGTTACTGGCTCAATGACGTTTCCTTTCCAAAAGGAGGCTGTCGAGGCTGAAAAGTCTTCGCTTGCTCTTAACGCTCAAGCAGAGAAAGAAAAACTCATCAACAATCTTGCTTCACGCGGCCTTATATTCTCTGGCAAAAAGACTACCGGACTTGAGTCTATTGATGCTGATTTAGTTGCTCGTACACTTGGTGTTGACCGTAAGTTCGCCCTTCTTATTGCTAGCGGCCTTGAATCTTCTGCTCAGAAGATTGCTAAAGAAGCGCAAGCTGGTAATCAAGATGCACTCACGTCGCTGCGTGCCCTTGGTTATGACATAAACCCGATTACGGGGACTATCGAACAAACCCTAGCTGCTCGTAATGCCGATGCAACTGCGCAGCGTGCAGAAAAATCTGCGGCAATCGCAGAGCGTAGATTACAATTAGCTGAAGAATCCGCAGCTCGTACTGCTGCGGATGTTAAGTCTACATTCTCAAGTACCCAAATTAATACTGGCGCTTCTAACGCTGGTAAAACTATCAGTGACTTCAAGAAGTTAGACCCTGATACGCAAAACTTCTATATAAATAACGGCGATAAAGTCGATAAAATTAAGAAGCAAATAAGCGACGATTTTTCTGCTGGTGTTGCGCCATCTGAAATAGAGTCTGCTGTAGTCGGAGCGTTAGAGCTAGCTAATGTACCTCCTGATGCGAAATTAAATATTCTTAACCATTTATCAAAAACATTGCCACTCGATAAGACCGGTAACAAAGCAATCCCTTGGTATAATCCAGCTAGTTGGTTTCAATAGAACCCTATGGGAGTATATGACGACATTTTAAAGACAATAACAACTATCAAGCCTACTCAACCAAAGGCTCCTGCTTTAAGTATCGTAAATACACTCAATCCTGAGAGTACTCAGCAACTCTACAGCTCCCCAAATCCATATCAAGGAACAGGTGAGCGCACTGACATTCGATTGCCGTATAGCAAAGATAAAACGATAGCAGTTCCTTCAGGGCTAACCTCATTTCTTGTCTCATCTGCTTTTCGATTTTCGGAACTACCAGTGACTATTCCAATAGCCACTCTACAGCAAGTAGAATCTATTCGCGCTGGAGTGACAAGTGCAACTAAAGGACCTAATGCTCCTGGCGCAGTAGAGAAACCGATTGGACCTATCAACATCCGTTCCAGGGTTGGACTCGGCCCGAACGACCTTTCAATAGCTCAGAATACAATTAGTGGTTTTGAAGAGAACATAAAGATTCGACCACCAAAAACAAATGGCGATTTATTTCAATCGGCCATGACCGCATATCTTGTGCACGGTCTTCCTCAAACATTGGATATTTTCGGTGGTCTCCAAATAGGTGAAGGATTTGCCAAAGACTTCTTAAAAGTTTCCGCTTACGATAAATTATTTACTCAAGCATTAGACCGTCAAGGATTACGCGTGTCTTATGATAATCCAAGACAGTTCCTATCCGAATGGGTAAAACGTACTCAGGAAACCGCTAACAATCTTATGGCGACTGGCGATAAGAAGGGACTAGCTCAGTTAGCTCAAGACACCGGCATCATCGTTGACCGGTTAGCGAAGGTTGCTGGAGGCGAAGACGTGAAGGTTCAAGCAAGAGGTTTAATGGACTATTTACAAAAAGGTGCCGATGCCCTTGTGTCTCCACTAGGAAAGAAACCTATTGAGTTCCCCGTTTCTGGTACTAAAAATGCCCTCCCTGGATATGCTCCTGCCGAAGAGTTTCGTTACGCTCCTCAACGTGGTGGCGTTGGTATACCTGATGAACCAGTTGGTTTCGGTACACCGGAGAAGGCCGACATCAATCAGATGGCTAGACTCTTGGGAGTTGATGACGCTCAGATAAAATGGACACAGCAACCAACCCTTTCGTCTGGCAGGGCAGCCTTTGACATTATCGGCGTGAAAGATATAGGAACTGCCGTGTCTAAGATTAAGGAAATTGGTTTTACAAATATCACTACTATACCAAAAAGTACTGGCAACTCTGGTGTAGGCGACAGTTGGACTGTGGTAGCTGATGCTTCCCCTGAGTTTTATAAGAAGTTTGGTATTCAAAAACTAGAACAAAACGTTAGGAAACAAATTCCTAGTGCCTCTTCAGCCAGCTCACCAGCGGTTCAAGGAGTGGCATCAACAGAAAATATATTGCAATCACTACGAATAGAACAGCAATCCCGTGGACAATTACCTCAAGGAGGAAATGTATCATTACCTTCCAGTATAGAGCAACAAGTTGCTTCTGTCAATAGGGTTATTGAAACTTTGAAAGCAGCGGAACCATTGCGTGGTAAACAAGAGACTCTCTATTCGCAGGAACGAGCAGCTCGTTTAGCTAAATCACAAAAGGTTGCTAAAGAAACTTCTGGTGAAAAAGGTTTCTACTCAGAGCTGGGCCAACTCAAGGGCGAACTTCCGAAGGTTCAATTTGAAGCAATTCGCTCTAAGCTTACCCAAGAAGATATAGATAACCTATTTAATATGATTAAGGATAGTCGCAAACTGAATGAATGGGATAAGATTGCTGCACGTAAAGGTTTGGCGAAGCTCTTTGGCGAATACGGTGGCACGGTACCAACTGAAGGAGAAATCGCCCTACTTAATAAAGCTCTTGGTCCCGAGTTCACCAATGCGATTCTAGATAAGCGGACTCTCTTCACCAAATTCAAAGAGCTGGGATTGCAATTAGCGAACCTCCCTCGTTCCTTAATGGCATCTTTCGACATGAGCGCTCCTTTTAGACAAGGACTATTCTTTGTCGGCAGACCGAAACAATTCTTTAGTGCTTTTGCTGACATGGTAAAAGCATTCGGAAGTGAGAAAACTTTTCAAGCGATTCAAGAGTCGATTATTCGACGTCCTACATATGAGCTTATGCGCGATAGCAAGCTCGCTATTATGGAGATGGACCGCATTCTATCCACCCGCGAGGAAGCGTTTATGTCAAACATTGCCGAGAAGATTCCTGGAGTAGGTATTGGCGTCCGCGCATCTGGAAGAGCGTACTCTGCTTTTTTAAATAAACTTCGTGCAGATGTGTTCGACGATTTAATTGAAAGGGCTGACTCTCTTGGCTTAAAACCTAAAAGTAATATAGACCTTGCTCACTCGATAGCCAATTACATTAATACCGCAACTGGACGTGGTTCAATAGGAAGTTTAGAACGGGCAGCTCCTATCTTGATGAACATATTCTTCTCACCGAGACTATTAGCTTCACGCCTGAATCTTTTAAATCCAATTTACTATGCAAAACAAGACCCGTTTGTTCGTAAAGAGGCTTTAAAGGATTTATTTAAGCTTACAGGAGTATTGTTATCAGTACTCGGATTAGCTAAGTTGGCTGGCGCTGAAGTGTCTGATGACCCAACCAATTCAGATTTCGGTAAGATAAAGATTGGCGATACCCGCGTTGATATCGCTGGTGGTTTCCAGCAGTATCTTGTTCTTGCCTCTCGTCTTGTAACTGGCAAGATGACAAGTTCGACTACTGGGAAGCCATATACTCTTGGCGAAGGATATAAACCAACCACCCGTTTCGATATTTTAATGAACTTTATACAAAATAAAGAAGCGCCTATTCCTGCGCTCTTTACCCGTATTCTTAAAGGACAAGACGCGGTTGGAAAACCAATAGACCTACCTAAAGAAGTAGGTAAGTTGTTTATACCAATCCTTATGCAAGACCTTTACGAATTATCACAATCCGACCCAAAATTATTGCCTCTAGTTATTCCAGCTTTCTTTGGCTCAGGAGTTCAGACCTACGAGAAGACAAAACCAAAGGCTAGTCGCTACTCGCTTTAGGACTACGCTTATATACGTAGTCTCCTAGATACTTGTTTATGAAGTTCTCAAGTTCCTTTTGTGTTTCCGATTCGTTATAGAACTTTTGAGCTACAGAAGAACCTTCAGACAAATTCTTTAACCAAGTATCGTGGAATACAAGGAAACCAGAGTTTCCTTTGCCGAACTTTTCTATATTCTTCTTTTCCCACGGGCGCTCAACAATTAAACCATTAAAGGTTGTCTTTGCCTTCGACTGTACTAGCGCTCGGCGTTTTTCAGAAGAGCGCTTGGCTTCAACCATTAGCTTATCAAGAACATCCTTCCTGTTCTTACGTAGGTAGTTGATGTAAGTACGCTCCATCCACCAGTCAGCTCCTAGGGAGTAAGAGCAGGCAAAGACGTTGTGTATGTAGTCGTCGTGAACATATGAGTATCCGCGCTCAGATGATAAGTGATAGGCATTAATGCGTGGTTCAGTTACCGAAGAGTAACCAGCCATCCACCAAAGGGTATCGAGGTACATTTCGCCTCCACCGTAGCAACGGTTTTCAATGTAGCCACCCAATTCATCAAATTGACTCTTGAGTACACCTAAAGAACAGTGACCCATAGCAGGAACATAGAACCAATCATTACCATCACCGACTAGATAGTTATTCCATGTACCCTTAAATTCCTCACCGAGCTTCCACGAATAACCGTAACCCTTCTCTGGTGGGAATGAACCTATCCATGCTACGGCTGGGTGCACGATACCGCCGCTCTCATCAATCGTTTGTATCCAACGCTTGAATGTACCTGGTCCATAGTACATGTGGGCGTCAGAAAAGAAGACGTATTTGCCTTGAGCTTTAGATACTCCGAAGTTACGAGCTCCCACATTCGATGCCGTCGGGTAGTAGAACGTCTTAATCATTCCGTTGTAGAACATACCTCGAGCCTTGAGAAAGTCAGTAGTACCGCCTAAACCGCGCCGCTCGTTACGGTCATCAGAAAGATTGTCTACGAGGATTACCTCAAATTCTCCTAGTGGGATGAAGCTCGCTAAATCTTCCAAAATACAATGTACTGTATAGAGGATACTTGGATACTCATTGCGACAGGAGATAATTACTGATGCAATCATTAAAGTTTACACATTGCCACCATTGGCGTTATATCTGTGTCATTTGAAACTGGATTCAACGAATAGTCAGCTAGCTTAACATCTGAGAAGTATGGTTTCAGTGCAGCTAAGAATTCTTGACTTGTCGGTTCAAAAACATGATGCGGATTGCGAGGTCTATCTTTAGCAATTTTTTCTGAGTTCCGATTAGGAGTAGATATAAACAATACCGATTTAGGAGTCATTAGTTTCTTACAGAACGCAAGCAACTTCTGATACTCCTTGAGATGCTCAAAGACTTCGATGCAGGTAAGAAAGTCGAACTTCATAAACTCCCTTGTCTCGCTCGTAACATCGACTACCTGGAAGTCTATTTGTGGGCTCCAATAGATATTGTTTTTCTCTCGCATGAATAACTGATTGGCCCAGTTAATACCCTCCTCATTCTTATCTATGCCAAGTACGTAGTCTGCTTCCTGCGAAAGAATGTTTGAGCCGATACCAAGACCGCAACCTATATCACATACCGTTGGTTTCCAAATAAACTTAGGATATTGAATGTTCTTAGTGACACATTCGTTCCGCATCCAGTTCTTAATTGCGTTATATAAAGTTCGCTGTGCTTCAGGCATAACCAGTCCCATTCCCTTGAAGCGGCCGTGCATACGTGAAACCATGTCTATTTCGTCGGCTTCTTCGTTCTCATGGTAGTGAGGGTCAGTTACCACAGAAGACCCTTCCTGGGGCATTTCAGAGGCTATTTCCGTGGCTTTACGGGCGTTCTCGGCCTCAATAAGGTTGTAGCACTCACCACAGAGGAGATTAACGTAGTCTTCGGGTATTTCTTTAGAGCAGCGTTCGCAGTATTTCATGTTATTAGAGGTCTTTATAATTGTATTGTCCGCCTTTGATTAAGAAACTTCCTTTCTCTTTTTCTTCGCCTGCTTCTTTCTTATCCTCACCGCACTCACACATAAAAGTATTCTCTACCACGTCGTTAATCTTCCCACTGAAAATAAACTTCCACTTGTGTTCGTGCATAAGGTTAAATCTTCATTCGTTCAATTCTATTTAAACGATTGTACCAATCCTTAACCTGGCGCATACCATACTTATCAGGCTCAGTACCATGCTGCTGCTTATAACGCTCTCTAAGTTTTTTTACCTTTGTTTTCCTCATACTTTTTGATTAGTCCTAGTAAATGATTCTTCATCTCGATGCCGCACTTATTACATAAATCTCGCGAGTGCGCTGATGGTTGTGTTTGACCTTTCAATAACGACATCTCCATAGTCTCAAACCGAGCCACAAGTTCCCCTCCTTTCATCTCTTCTTTGCAACAGTCACAGTAAATTTTTATGCTCATATTATTGTTCGTGTAGTAATGGCATTATCATATTCTTAAAAACGTAATCTGCGTTGAAGTTCTTCCGTAGCCTGTTCCAAGATTTCATTACTCGATTTGATTCGTACTCACTGATGACCATGCGAGCAATATCTTCGCAATACTTTTCATAGTTAGCGTAGTTTACTTTGTCATCTATTGAACCAAAGTTAAAGTAAAGCGCACTGTCCCCAGCTATCTCTCTTAAAGAACCGACGTTGTTATTTAAGATAAGGATATTCTTGTTAAGCATTGCCTCTAAAAGAATCAGCGGGCAGTTCTCTGAGAGGGTAGGAAAAATAAACAGATTAGAGAATTGGAAGAGCTGACTGACAATTTCTCTGGGTACTCCATGCTCCCACTTCGGCTGTTCCTCCATAGAAGTGAAAACAATTTCTCCAGAAGTTAATCCTTTATCCCAAGCTCTGGACATCATCTCTTGAATAACTTGCTTCTCGCGCTTGTCATTGGCATGGGCGTTGGCCACAACGAGTCTCACCGATTTACCTAGTGACTTTAGCTTGGCGATTATATCAATAAGCATTGGAAGCTGTTTACCATCGACCATACGGGTAGAGGAAACAGGGTATATCTGTATAAAGTCAGCACTTAGTAAATCGAACCGTTCGACAATAGAACGGACAAGTGGATGCAGATTCCAATATAGGCGAGGGTCAACAGGATTATATACAATCCGAACATCTTTAGGAAAAGTACGATACGCTTCTGCCGTTCTAATGAGTCCATAATTATTTAAATAAACTATTTTTGAATTTTTAGGGAGTGTGAATCTTAGTGAATGAGGAAAGCTAGTATTGGCTGGCATAACGTTGGGAACCGAGTGGGTCCAGTGAAACCATTTAATTTTCGATTCGTTGGCGAACTTATGAATGGCTTCGCAGTACGGAAGGAACCAACCCTGGAAAATAAGGTCATGCTCAAAAATAACGTCAATATCCTTCGTGTGTTCCTTGAGCATCTGATACATCTTCTCGACCTGTTCCTTGTACCCTGACAATGGCTCCTGGTTAAAGTATTTTCCATCAGAGTAGTCAATGAGATTGAAGCGTGGAACTACCTTTCTAATCTCTACTCCCTTGGGAACCTTAGCGTCATCGGAGAAATTGTCGTGTACAAAAAACACGGGGCTATATCCATATTTTAGGAGAGATACAAGCTGAGACTCCATCACGCTAGTTAGAGAGTAAGAAGAGTCAAAGTTGTATAGCGTACTAAGGACAGCAACTTTCATGTTTAGTCCTTAGTTATTACGGCGAAGCGGTCAACTATTTCGTAGTTCTTTTTCTTAGTGACCATATCGAAACCAGAACCAACGACCTGACTAATAAATTTAATATCTACGTCCCCTGGCTTGCGGTGTTCGAGGAACTCATTGAGAGTATCGACATCTTCAAAAATTGTAATTTTCATATACTTCTAGCGTAATAAATAAACAGCAAGTTGTCAATAACGAGCTGTTAATAAGTACAGAAGATACACCTCAATATGGATAATGGCTACTGCCATTAATGTGACTACTAGCGTTAGAGCATATCCTACTAAAAGGCATTTAAGAACTCTTCTACGTATTTTCATAAATCAGGGGGAAGTACTCCGACTTCCTTCCCCCAGCCGCGTGGAGCAGGTGAACTATGCACCCGCGCCGTACGAGGGGATTAGCCTCGCGTAGATTCTGGACCACCTCGCTTTCATTGGTCAGTGTGAGTGTGACCACCCATGGGACATACCCAGATTCTTGGGACGAGCCTCGGACGCAACTTCCACTTGAGACACTCCTCGTGGTAGAAGCTGCCATCGTGCTCCACCTTGTCCCTGGGAACTTGGGGGAACTTCAGATTGCAGTAGGCGCAGTAAGCGGACTCGTCGTAGCAGTCCATTACCGCCTCACTCTGGGTAGCCAGCGCCACTTTTTGCGACGCCGGAGGACTCGGAACCTAGCCATCAGAGACCTCCCCTCGTTGAAAAGTAAGACCACGAATCATTACCCAAATCTCCGTACAACATCTTTGACACAGAAAGATGCGATACTTTGCATTGTGAAGATTCACGAAGCGGTCTGTAGGCATGAACCGCTGCGTGCTCTGACAACCAGAACAGTAGTGATTCTCCATTCAAGACCTCCTCGTAGTGGACTGACTACCCCATCCTCACAATGGGGTACTCAAGCCGCTACTGTTTCTGTACTAAAATAAGTCCAAGACCGGCTAGAATAACTGCACCAACAATAAGCCTAATAATCCACCTATTCCCGTCTTGGATTGCCTTAACGTTCTCCTCTAAACCTTTATACTTTATATCTAACTCGTCTTTTATATTAGAGCCGTGTTCTAATATCTCGCTACGTATACCAGCAAATGATTTCTCTACTTCAACTCTTTCTGCTTTATTAGCCTTTAAACCTTCAATATCTCCAGCAAAATTATTCTTAATGTCTTGAACGTCATTAATAAGGCGTTCAACCTTCACGTCCATCTTTATTATTCTTTCGCGGTCTGCGTTACTGAAATGCGAACCGTTGGTTTCTTTAGCCATTGCAGGATGTAATCTTTTGTGTTATTATACGTTATATAGCGTAACCACTCCCCAGTGTTACCTATGAAGCACGCCAGTAATTAAATATCGACTGAGCGTGCTTTTTGTTTGCTATTTACTTGCTATTTCTGCCGATTCTACTTTCGCATCCGCGCTAACATCTGAAATTCGGTCTACAGTACGAACAGTAATGAATCCCCCAGTAATTGTAGCAATAAGAGCCATCTCTGCCTCGCCTATCCATCCCTTTAACTGTGCATATACCGATACAGCACCGATAACAAGAGCCCACCAACGAGTACTTTTCAAGAATGACCAATCCATATTATTTTTGATTTAAGCCACAGGAACACCACCAAGCTTACGAATAATTGAGCGCAACAAATCGACCACTTGTTGCAACAGAGTAACCTGAACAGGTATCTCCGGCTTTATAGAACCAGTGACTAAATCAGGTAGCGGGTCAATGAACCCTTGATAACCATTACCGCTGTTTAGTATTTGAGGCGTCGAGCCATTCAACTTTATGAGCATCTTCGAGAAATGACAGTGGACGCCCTTACCTGCTGGAGCATTCCCCCAGTACTCAACCGCGTCAGAAATAACAAAACCAGTATTACCCATAGTAGCGATAATCTGGCCTTCTTTTACTTCGCCTTCTTTAACTAAAATGTCCTTACAGTGACCGTATCCATAACGAACTCCATTGGCGTAAATCCAAATTGCCTTTCCTCCTAAACGAAACTGGTCTTCGTTCACCTCTTGAACCACGCCGTCACAAACGGCTGCTAAGGGTGAGCCTTCGGGAGCAACAAGGTCGATACCAGGATGCCCCTTGTATCCTATTGGGTTGTAGTCTTCGGGATTCTCTCCAAATAACTGAAAAATGCCTCCCGACGGGTATCTCTTGAGAACTGATTTAGGGCTAGGGTTAGTCATCAGCTATAGTTCCATCTCCGGTTATATAATCGTACAGGAATTCAGTTAATAGAATCGGCCAAATCAATATCCATGCGATGATTTGGGCTATAAAAAACATTACAGTATTTGTTTATTATACCACGAATCTCTACTCAAGTGTAATAATTGTCTTATCCTTTTCGCCATAAGTTACAGAAATTGTCACCGACCGTACATAGTCAGTGTTGTCATCAGGCAGTACGCCGCCCAAAACTAGACCATCTAGAAGGGCCTTCCCAGTATGGTTATCGCAGTCACGCTTTCTTTTATCACCAGCAATTACCTGTATCTTAACATCTAAAGGAAACTCCTTCGGTTTGTTTTTTAAAGTTTTGACTCTCCAAGCGACATCTTCCTTCGTTTCCTTCGTATAGTTCGCTCGCGTCCTATAGTGCATTGAAAACAGTTCATTCAAACTAGCAGTAATAAAAGGTAACTCAATCGTCATATCGGCTTCCCGTTACGGGAGTATTCTCATTTAACTTATTCAGACTTTTATTTAATAGGATGAAAGTCGTGAAGCTCGACACTTCATAATTATACACCCTTCCCGCTGAATAAGCCCGATGTTTTTGATAATTAATACTCTCTATGTAGATGAGGGGTTAGAATCAGTGTTATTAGTAAATCGGATTTCAAAGCCGTTTAATAATCTATCGCGAATCTCTTTATCTTCAACGGGACACGGTATTTCTGTACAAATGTGATATTCCATATTCTTATTTAATCCGCTTTAGGGGGTTAATTCGGGAAAAGAGCCGTTAATAAACACAAACCGAGGAATATCACTACGAGCGCAATTACTGGGTGAGAGCTTAACGCGTTTTCTATTTTTTCAAGCATAATTTCGTATTTATACATACACTCCTTGTTTAAGTTAGGTTAAAATTTGTGTTCAATAATTATTTCGGTCGCCCACCCGTCTTTGAGCCATTTTCTAATACTCGTTGCGCTTCTACTATGGCTACTGTCATACCAGCCGCTATCCCATATTTTCCCGTTGCGCCAAATCTTATAATCAAAAGAGTAGTATTTTTTACCGACTTTGAAATTGCCAGTTTCTACTTCAATGATTTCTTTTTGCGCTTTTTTCATATCTACGTTAAGAGGTTATTTCTGGGAGAGGACATAATTTCCTACTTCAGGGCTGACGCAATTTCGTAATATCTGTCGTTTGTTTTTCAGCTTATAAGCATCAAGATTAAATCCGTGGCTTGCCTGTAATTGCGGGATTTGAGCCGAGCGGATTAAGTCCTTTTTAAATTCTTTCGGGGCGACTTGGAAGTTAGACCAGAAGTAATGGCGCTGCAAAACGAAGTCGGGCTTGATAAGGGGTTCGTAGTACGGCTTCACGTTCTCTACGACCCACGGACAAGTAGCGTGATGTTTCAGGAATACAATCTCCTCATAGAGCGTCATGTCGGGATACTTGGCGGGCGTTCCTCGGAAACGAACATTGATGTTAAAGCGGAAACTACTATGGCTCTGGCACGGCGGGGAAGACCAGATAAAGTCAAACTCCTTGTAATGGTCAAGCAAATACTGGTGAGCATCGCCAATAATTACTTTATCGTTCGGGAATAAGTCCCGATACACCTTCGCAATCGCTGGGTCATTCTCAACAGCAACAACCTCGTGTCCTTCCCACAACTTACGATTACCGCCTATTCCTGCGTAGAGATTAAGTATTTTCATAGTGGTTTACTATCCCTCTCATCTGTGCGACCTTGGAGGTAGGCGGATTGTACTATACTCTCAAAGTCTTCTACTCTCGACATATCAGGCCACCATATCTTCTTTAATTCTTCTCTTAGTTTATCTACTTGCTCTAGGAGTTCTTTGTTCATAGGGCGTCGATTTCATTGTGCATATCCAGAAGCCAATCAAGAGGCAAACCCGAAACGCCATGATTTATTTGATAGGAAAACTCTTTCAATATCACTTGTAATTTCTCTCTTTCTAATTTCCACTCACTTTGTTTCTGGGGGGTGGGGCAATTACAATTCTTCAACATCCTATCGCAACCGGCGCAAAAAGTATTTTTACCCATTTTGTAGATTTTCTTTTCCGGCGCGTAGTGGCAAGAACAAAAGCAAATGTGCCCGTCTATCATTCCTGGATTGCTGGATACAATTTCTGGGCTTTTACCGTAACAAACACAACAGGGCTTATTCATATTATTTATCAGAGGCTAGGTTATCTAAGGCTGCTTCGGCTTTGAGTAATTTAGTGAAACAATCATCAGTTTCCAATGCGGTACTACCTTTTGAATCCAGAAAATCGAATGTTGCTTCGACATACACCTTAATAGCTTCTATTTCCTGTTTGGTCATGGCGTAAGCTTAAACTTTATGCAGTGTTTTACCGCAATCTTTGCACTTCTCAACAGTCGTCGGTTTATGAGTAACGCAATATTTCTCTGGCGCTCCTAGCATTACCAAGAAATCAGATAGCGAAAGTTTCTCCCTCTCTGCCATTTCAATCACTTCTTTAACTTTCTCTTTCTTATAGTCTTTGATGTAGGTAAGCGCCCGAAAGAGCTTTTTGGTGTTGGCTTCTTTGAGCTCTTCGATTGAGAATCCGTGTTTATCGACATAGAACTCGTAGATGGAGCGCTTAAAAGCCACTGTAGAGGTAGGTATATCAATCTCCGCGTAAAACGAGGCTCTGGTAGCGGGCTTCCCAAAGAGATGATTATGTAATCCGAATTTCTCGTAATAGAAAAGGATTTTGCCTTCAATCCACGATACTTTATCTTTAATCTCTTGGGTGCGCCTGAGTTCTTCATATAGGTCTTTGGCCAGTCGCTCCTTCTCTGACTGGGTTTGTGGTTCGGTTATGTTCATCGAATAATGTTTTTTGCTTCTCAGTTATGGTCCAGTATGACCTGGGGAGAACATACTGGGAGCCATAACCAAAATTAATAATCTTCCTATTCGTGTCGAATGTCTCTTTTGAAGCCTCAAACATCCTTTTATCACTAATGATTTCAATACGATTAAACAAGTGTTGATATCGATTATATGACTCTGCATCAATTGCAGGGCTTCCTCCTTCTTTCCAAAGAAGATGCTTTGCTTCAATAATTCGTTTACTAAGCACCCTTGAGTTGAGGTCTATAGAGAAGTACTTAGTCTTTACCATTTTTATTGAATGATAACGTTACCGTCTTTATCGTGGTTAGGAGCAGAGAGGATAATACCGTCAACCATTGAATTGCTTTGCGGGTTACGAACCTTACCGACGTTTACCACCATATATTTTCCTACCCAAGCAGCACTATCCATACCGTAGAGCTTGTGAATCTCTGCGAGATTCGTTTTGTTGAGTGTAAGCTTCTTCTCGTAGAGAACTGCATTACCGCGTTGCGCTTCAACACCAATATTCATCCGGCGCTTTTTTGCATCATCTGGATTTTCAATCGAGCCTTCATCAATGAACTTAATGATGTCGTTCTGCTTAATGTTAATGTTCGCCTTGAGCCACTCACTGTCCATCATCTTTGATGTGTCCATGTTGTTTAATGTTAATTACTGAAAGCATAGCGCATAAACGACTAGTTGTCAACAACCTGTACTAGACTAGCTGTGGAAAACGTGCTATATTGTTATTGACGGCGCACGGGAAGGCTCTATACCGAAAATGTAAGGCAAGGGTTGGAATGTGTGTTGTCTACCATGTCAATTAAAAAATGTTTAGTCATATCAATAATAGCGTTCGCATTATGGTTAGCACTGGCATTTAAAGCTAAGGCAGATTCTAGCCAATTATTAAATGAATATATTGGGAAATTAATCGTTTGTGAGTCAAGAGAAAATCCAGCGGCGTTTAACGATAATGATGGTAAAGAAGGACTTCATTCCTACGGAATACTACAGTTTCAAATTCCTACTATATGGTACTACAACCAAAAATATAAGGTTTTACCAGATATAGAATATGCAGAAATCGAGAACGTCATCTGGGATACATGGGTCCAGTGGGAATTTGCAGAAAAAATCCTCCAAGAACCCTACGGATATCTTAATTGGAAAAACTGCACAACTAACCCAACGCAACCTGGGTATGTTGGTCTACCGCCTCAGTGGTTGTGAAAGCTGTCAAACAAAATCACGCGAGTATAAATTAAAGAATCATAAGTGGTTATGCAATCACTGCTTCCACGACAGAGGGTAGTTGTCGAGTGCTCAAAATGTGGCGTGCTAATACAGGGTAGGACTAAGTATGTTCCTAACGCCCGTTGCCATGATTGTAAGAGAATGGCTATGGTTATCCACAGCCACAACGAAAGACGTGCTAATATTAAGAAAGAAGTTCGCCTCTGAGATAACTTATCTTTGTATAAACTGTCGGGTGTGCGAACTTCCTACCTCACTCGGTTCTTGGGAGATTACTCGGTCACTCGAATAAGTACTAGTAGTTCTAACGAACGAAACTACCAACACGGACACTTTGTTCTCTCCCTAGGACTTATCCACTTCGGCTAGCTAGTAAAAGAAAAACCCCCAATTCCGTATTTGGTATATCGAGGGTCAAAAGAATCAATCTTTTGATTTATATAGTTAGTGGCAGTAACCACTATATCTACAGCCGAGGGACTTGCAATTAGATTACAGTGTGCTATACTACAAGTGTAGCTGAAGAGACGATGACTCTTAAAACATCGGGTAGGTAACTAGACCGTAAAGCATTTGTGGTGGTCTAGTTGTCCGAAAGGACGGCTGGCCTACCAGAGATGCTTTTTCTTTTGTCTCAACTAATTTGTTCTTTAACAATTTCGCTAATGAGTATCACGTCTGGTGAGTGGGATTAAGAATCCGCAATCGGGCAGTTATTCATTGATGGGGGTAAGCTAGAGGATAATCGCCTCTAGGAGAAAAAAATCGTGAAGCTTTGGAACGTGACCAGACTTCATCCGTCCCCACCAGTGAATTACGCGTCGCCGATAATTTTTAATCCCCGAAGTCGCCGCTGACCGTATGTGGTTCTTTGAAAGGTCATTGGTTCAATCCCAACCAGTATTAATAAATACTGTAGGACCGTTCCTCGCTTGGTAGTCCAAAGGTCTAAGAAACCACAATAGAATGCGAGGATAACTATTGTGGCGACCTCTCAAACAATCACAGAAACGGAAGTACGGTAAGTCTGGTTCACTAGACCCTTTCCCCCCTTAGATACAGGTTATTGAAATTGTAAAAGTGTAATAAATATAAACCTCAAACGTCCTTAAGAGAAAAAGGAAAGGGGGGAAAAGTATTCAAAATGGAATTAACCGCTCATGATTTCTTGTTTTTACTGTAAACATCCATTGACTGAAGAACAGGTTACAATGGACCATGTAAACGCTCGGTGTCGTTATTCGGATAAGATAAAGAAGGATAGGCGTAATGGTAGACGAGTGATATGTTGCTGGCCATGTAATCAGGCAAAAGGTAATCTTTTTTTAGATGAATTCGCCAAGACGTTGTACTACGATATTTATTGTTCTGGTAAAGAAAAGCTTTTTATTGATTCTAGGAGATTTGACTATAGAAGTTATCCACTAGATTAGGCTTAGTCGGTGCTTGACAACAAGTTGTTTGTTTGCAATACTGATTCTATGAATAAATTAGTTTTAGAAGAACAAGCATTGAGTTTCCGTTTATCTGATGTATATAAGTGGGCTTTTGGATATTGTATTACCTGTAAAAATACAGGTGTGTATCAGGTATCTAACGGCGCTGATGATTTCGATTGGAGTGCCTGTGAATGTGGTTTAAAGCCACTGTATAAATCGAGAGAGAAGTATTTAGAATTAACCATTTAACCCTACTATGGATAAAGAAATTCGCAGCAAGAAAGATTCTGATTTTCGACTCATTGAAGCCGATGAAATGGCTGGTGTTGAAGACTATGAACCATTACGACCGTCGCCTCTCGATGTGTATGGACCAGATGAATTAGGTATGCGTTCAAGTAGAAAAGAATACGACGAGTAATTATGAACTACAGAGAGCTTGTTAGGAGGGCTTATGGCGATAAAAGATTCACCAGTAAGATAACTGGCGAAGACTTGGAGCGACTACGAAAGAAACTACCGGCACAACCATTTAATAAGCCGAGGATAAAAAACAATGACGCTGGAAAACTTGCTCGATAATTTCATAACCGAGAAGGTGCGTGAAGAGTATGAGGCTGACCGCGCCTTGCATATTAGTAGCGGCAAGCTATCGGCTTCTATGCTTGGCTGGCCACTTCAGTGGCAGGTATTAAAGTTGCTCGGCGCTAAAGAAAAGCCAATCGATGACTATACGCTGCGTAAGTTTATTCGTGGTAAGCAGGTAGAAGACTGGTTAGTTGCCAAGTTCGCTGACCAACCAATCATGGTATCTACGCAAGAAAAAGTAGAGTATAGGAATTGTGTGGGTATTATCGACCTGCTCATCCAAGACACTAGTTATGGTTTCTTACCCATTGAAATCAAGTCGGTGAGTAACATGAAGTTTAAAAGGGTAGATAGGGAGGGTCCCGACCGTTCTCACGCCCTCCAGGGGGCATTTTACGCGATTGCTAAGGGTTTACAGCACTTTATGATAGCCTATGTGTCCACAGATGACCTACGAGTGAAGGAGTTTGTGTATGATACGAGTCGCTGGCAAGATGAAGTTGACCGTATTATCTCTCTGTTTGAGAACACCTATCCAGCAGTACCGCCATTTCAAGCAGTAGAGAAGTGGTGGACTGACCCGAAGTACAATAAATATCCGCAGTATACCAATTTGACCGAAGAGCAATTAAAACAAAAAACCGCTGATTAGGCGGTTTTCTTGTATTGTCTTTATTTAGACAACGATATAGAGCCAGGTGCAGAAGGCAATAAGAATAGCGATACCAAGAGTAATAACCCAGGGGCGATATTCTTTGTGCGTTTTGTCTATTACTTCGCCATCGTACATATCAAAATCATAGACTTCGCGGACGAATGGTGAGAGGTTTTTATGTGCCATAGGTGATTGGTTATATTTCTTTTAACTGGTTGCTGCATACAGGGCAGACTGGATAGTCAACAAGTAAATCAACGGGTGCTTCGACAATAAAATCGCAGTGAGTACAGAGTAACAATACTAGGGTTGTCATGTGTGATTGATTAAGTAACTCGACCTTTTTGATGCTTGTGTTATACTTACTGTAAGTACCGCACAAATCTTTTAATATCTTAACTCTAGTCTAGTAGCAACTAGTTGTCAATAATATACTGTTAATAACTAATTAAGTACAACCTATGGCATATCTAGCAATAGTCTTAGCATTCTGTACTGGCTACTTATTAGCGATAAAACTCGATATTGTTGAGGATGAGCTTAAAAACATAGGCTCTAAAATGCCCTATAACAAGAGTTTACCTAGTCTTCGGGTACTCACTAAGGCTAAACCAAGCACAGAGAAAGAAAAAGAATTTGAACTGCTGGAAAAGGGATTTACTACACCAGACGATAAGAGCTTTGAATAAAATATGAAAACTATACAGCAACTAAAAAGCGAGAGAAAGCAAAGAATGTTCGCTCACGAATATGTTAAGAATGGCTTAAACGGTGCCGCTGCTGTAAGGGCTATTGGTAGTAAAGCTGTAGCGTTGTCAACACAGTCTGTAATGGCTGGAGAGTACTTAAATAAACCTTACGTGCAACGTACTGTACATGAACTACTCAAGGAGAAGCTAGGAGAGGATGGTATAGCTAATATACATAAACGTAACTTAAAACAGTCTAGGAATATAAGTGCTAGTAATACAGCTCTAGACATGTACTACAAGCTAGAGGGTAGTTATAGTCCAGACAAGTCTATTACCGTACAAGTAAAGTACAGTAAAGAACAAGTAGAGGAACAGTTAAAGCTCTTACAAGACCAGTTAAGTACGTTACAGTCCTTACAAGACAAGTCTAGTACAGACCATACTAGTACAGTATAGCACTATACTAGTACTACTCTATACTAGTCTATACTGTACTAGTACTATACTAGATTGCATGGTGCGTACGCGCTATTATAAGAGCATGTATGCAATTGAGCCTAAGACCACAATAAACCATACAAGACAACAAATAGTAATAGCTAGGCAGAGCATATCGGGTTCGCCAGTGATTTTAACGCCATCGAGGAAGTGCGGTTTCACCGGCTGCTCCTTGAGCGAGATAGGGGTGTTCTGATACTCGGCAAGGAAGGCATAC